ATGGCAAAAAGAGAATATGTGGAAGCCAACAAGCGTTGGCTGGAAGAAAAGGCGAAGGAAGAGGGCGTGATGGCTCTACCTCGCGGTATTTACTACAAGGTGCTGAAAAGCGGCGATCCGAAGGGGGCGCAGCCATCGAAGCGCAGCATCGTGACTGCCCATTACACCGGGTGGACCATCAACGGCAAGAAATTCGACTCCAGTCGTGGCGGCACACCGTTTGCCATGCGACTGAGCGACTTGATAGACGGATGGATTGTGGCGATGCAACAGATGCACGTGGGCGATCAGTGGGAGCTTTACATCCCAGCCGAGATGGGCTATGGTAAGTTCTCGCAACCAGGCATCCCGGGCGGTTCGACACTGATTTTCGAGGTCGAGCTGCTGGGTGTGGGATAAAAGGTTGGTCCTAGTGTAGAGAATGGTTGGGTGTGGGCTTTTCGCCCTTGGCGATTGCCCAGGCTTGGCTATTTTTTTAGCGTGATGATGATGTAGCCTCTTCCGTCGTCTTTGAGTCCACGCTCCTTGATGGCGGGAGATCCTGCCTTCAGCACTTCGATGGCCTTGATGTTGTCGGTCTTGATGTTCTGAAATTCCTCCTTGGTTAGCTCGTTGCAACCGTTATGGAGAAGATAATGAGGAGTTGCTTCGGTGATGGACGGTGACGCAGGAGTTGTCGTCTTGATGTAGTGTTTCTCGACCACTTTGCCATCTTCTGGAGCAATGGCATAGAGAATGTCGTACTGCTTGATGGTCTTGCCGACAAGTTGTTTGCCTGTGAAGTGATGTATGCGCTGCTTGTCGATGGTGTAGATGCGCAGGGTGTCGGGCTTCATTGCGTAGCTTGCTCCTATTCCGAATAGGGAAAAAGCGAAAATCAATGTTAACTTTTTCATAAGCGTATTATTTTTATGCTCGTTGAGAGCTTTCTGGTAATTGTTGAGAGTCATTCACGTAATCGTTAAATGCTGTTCTCGTAATCATTGGAGACAGCCGTTCTGGTAATCATTGGAGACAGCCGTTCTGGTAATCATTGGAGACAGCTGTTCTGGTAATCATTGAGCTGAGCTAATGGATGTATCTGATATGTACCATTTTGTGCTTCGCTAATGTCTATGGTGTAATGTCGTGGATTGCCATCCTCGTCAACCGTAGAGATTATGATGTTGTCACCTTGGCGGTCTATTGTGAGCTGGTTGGCTGAAGGTAAGGCCAGCGAAGCGACTTCGCATATATGTTCGAGGTTATTTGCTTCAGTCATTTCTTGGGTTTCTTTTTTCGATTTGTTAGCCATTTCTTTGGTCTCCTTTTTCAATTTCTCAGCTGTTTCTTTAGTATTCTTTTCTGATTTCTCAGTCGTTTCTTTGGCTATTTGGGCGGTTTTTCCATTATTATCCCATTTAGCGGCAATCATTTTCTTGTTTATTTTTCCAGAAGAAACTTCCTTTGGATTTACGATGTCTTTGGTGGCAACGAGAAAGAGCGAGTCTTCCCGTTTCATTTGCTCAAAGTCATTTTGGGGAGCATTCTCATCATCGCTGATAGGTTGCGAGCGGACGATTTGAGTAGTTGGAACCAGGTTGGCGAAGTTGTGTTTGGGTGTAAACATCTCCTTCACGGGAAACACCATGAAGATGAGTCCTGTAAGCATGGCTGCTACGAGAAGTAGGGCAGAGAGGCGAACCCATTTGGTTTCAGCCTTCCGAGAGTTTTCTTCCTTCCGAGAGTTTTCAGCCTTCTGAGAGTTTTCTTCCTTCCGAGAGTTTTCAGCCTTCTGAGAGTTTTCTTCCTTCTGAGAGTTTTCTGCCTTAAGCAAGTGGTCGTAGCTCTCTATCCCCAATATCAGGTTTCTGATGTCGAGGTCTTCTTCGGTGAGTTCGCTCACGTCAGCCTGGCGATAGAAATTAGCCAAAACTTCCTCTTCCTCGCTGCTTGTTTCCGCATCGAGGTAGTGCTCTATGAGCTGGTGGCGATATGTATAGTCTTCTATTCTCATCTTATTATTTTCTTTGGTTTAAACATCAATCTAGATTCACTAACTCTAACAAATCAAAGTTGTTTCATTAGCCTTAGCAACGTTCTTCTTGCAGCAGAGATCATCGTCTTGGTGCTAGCCTTGTTGGCTCCGCAGATGGCGGCAATCTCTTCCAGGCTCATCCCCCTCACTCCTTAGGAGCAGCATGCGTCGCTGGGTGGTGGGGAGCTTTTCCATCGCCCGATTGATTCTTCTCTGCGTATCCTCTCCGATGATGGTTTGGTCTGCCTGTTCCGGGGCTATGCAGGTCTTGGAGTAATGCCTGGTGTCCGATAGAGATTCTGCCGGTAAATGGTTTCGCCTCAGATGGTCGATGCAGAGATTTCGAGCTATGGTTTTGCCCAAAGCCTCGATGTTTTGGTATTGGCAGAGTTTGTCGCCCATCCGCCAGAGTCTGATGAGGGTCTCTTGCACGATGTCGTCGGCTTCCTCAGCTAGTATTCCTGTTGTGAGGTAGCGTTGGCAATGTGCCGCCAACTTGGGGCGCATCGCTTGGGCGATATGTTCAAATTCTGTTACTTTCATCTGCTTTTTTACCTGTAAGACGCAAGGTTGGGCTAAGGGTAAACTAAAAAATGCCACTTTTGCGCCATTTTCTGTGCAAAAGTAGCATTTTGAAATTTCTACTTTTGCACGTGTAACTAATTGATTATCAATGAGGGCGTTTCTCGTTTTTGCTTGCTTTTCGCCGACTTTACACCGAGTTGCACACATAACAAGTGTTTGAGAGTCAAATACTTGTATGCTTGTTATAAAACAAATGTGTGATAAAACGCCTGTTTTTGTGCAATCTCGATGTAATTCTCTTGTACGAAAATGCTAGTTTTCCAACATCTTTTTGGTGAGTCGGTCGATGGTGGTTTGCTGGCTCTCGATAGTGCGGTTTTGTCTCTCAATGATAGACTGGAGATTTGCCGACGCACTCTTTGAAGGGCGGTCGCCGAGCAGCAGATAGTTGGCATCCACCCAGTCCACTGCGTCGATGATTTTCAGCATAATATCGTAACTAGGAGCATTTCTGCCAGATACGATGTTCTTGACCGTTGTCCATGGCACACCTATCTTCTTGGCGAAAGTGGCGATGGTGTGACCTTCTTTCTCAATGATGCCATTGATGCGCTCATTGATAGTCTGTGTTGTCTCATTTGTGTCCATAATTTCTTGCATTTTAATATCTAATTTCAAACAAAATGCTGCTAGATTTGAAAATAATCAGTGAAATGTTTTGTCGTATCACTGAAATGTTGTATCTTTACAGCGTGAAAATAATAAACATGGTGCAAATATACAAAAAATATCGCACATAACAATAATTTCAAACAAAAATTTAAAAATATGGGTTTTAGTGAGTACATGAAGTCGCTTCCTTATCCACGCAGCAAGATCGTGGGAGAGCTGGCGCAGCGTTGCAAGGTTAGCAACGTGTCGGTTTACAGATGGATTCAAGGCAAGACCAAGCCGAATCCACTATGCAGAGGTATCGTCTCTGATTATTTAGGGATGCCAGAGGAGCAGCTGTTCCCGGTCGAATAATGGTAGGCAGGAGTAGTTTGTTTAAACATTTCGTCAATTTAATTAGGTATCAGCTTAAATTAGAAATCAGCATGGAATCAGTAGAGTTTTATAGCACCCCAGAGGGTGACGTGATGTACAAGCCGCTTGGGAAGCCTGTACAGCAGCTTACTGTCGAAAGCCGAGAAATCGTTTCCGAGATGCTGGGCATCATCCGCAACCGCTACCCGAAGGCATTCGAGGCTTTGTCTAATCTTTATACTGCAAACGAGCTAAACAGATCACTTTATGAGTTTAATATCGTCTCTCGTTTTTGTCGTTGCAACTTCGGGGAATATGATGCGCATTCCCCAGATATAGACGGCGATGGATTTTTTCATTTCGAGGAAGTGGGATGTCCGCTTCGGGGCGAGTGCCGTATGGAGGGCGTGATTTGCAAGCCTAAGCTCGACTCTCATCTTACACAGAGGGAGCTAGAGATAGTGGAGCTTATCTCCCAAGGACTCCAAGCACAGGAGATAGCCGACCGTCTCTTTATATCTGCCAAGACGGTTTGCCGCCATCGGGAAAACATCAAGGCGAAGCTTCAGATCCGCACGCTTCCCCAACTGTCTGCCTATTATCTTGAGCATATCAAGGGAAAGGAGTGACAGCGATGGCACCGGAACAATGCAGAATGTGCGCTGATGGCAGGGTCTGTATCAATGGCAGATATTGCCTGAAGCTTAAGAGGTACGTGGAATACGTCAATCGCGTTCCCTGTGCAGAAAAACAACAAATAAACAATCAGCGAAATGAACAGCAGCAATAAACATAATAATAGATGGAGGCAGGAGGACATTACCTTCTTGCAGGAGAATTACGGCAAGATAAGCTTGGAGGACATAGGCGAACACCTAGGCAAGACTCCGATGGCGGTGCGCCTCTATGTGCTTCGCCATCGTCTTGATGACCGGCACCAGGTAATCAAGGAGAACCGTCTGAAGAAACTGCTTGAGTATCGTTTCCGCCATCTGGAGGATTTCACTCCTAGCAAGTTCTTCTATAAGGAGACGGGAATCAACCAAGTAAGATACTGGGACCTCTTCTTTGGCCGCGAGCCTATCACCCCCAAGGAATATCGGGCGGTGGCGAATTATTTTGGAATTACGAAGACCGAGGCTTTCGGTACTTACCAGCTCGACCTCTTTGGACAGCAGGTCTGACTGGCCTCGATAAATACATCATCATGGGATGGAAAGAAGGGCACATTTTCTGAAAATGTATCCCTGGCTCCATCCATGATTTAACAAAGCAAAATATGTAGAATATGAAAATCGAATCTAAGTTTATTGAAAATCTGAAGACAAGACTCAAGATCAAGGAGGTAGTGGGGCAATATGTCACGCTAACAAAGGCAGGGGTCAACTATAAGGGTATTTGCCCTTTTCATAATGATAGTCATCCTTCCATGGTGGTGAACGAGGCTCGTGAGACTTACCACTGCTTTGTTTGCGGTGCCCATGGCGATGCTATCGACTTCCTTCAGAAATTCAACAATATATCTTTCCCCGAGGCGGTGCGTCTTGCATGCAAGATAGCTAATGTGGAGTTTCCCAAGATGGAGACGACGCCCGAGGAAGAACAAGCCTACAAGCTTTTGGAGGCTCGCCGTATAGCCATCGGCGCTGCCGCTAAATTCTATCAGAAGAACCTCTTTCAGGCAGAGAGCTTCTTGCAGTCTCGTGGCTATACGGCCAACGACAAAGCTCTTGCTGATTTCGGGGTGGGCTATGCGCCTATGGGCAATGTGGCTATGCGCCAGCTCATTTCCGACGGGTACAACCCCGATGTGCTCACCTCAGTGGGAATACTTGGTAAGACTGAGGATGGCAGACTCTATGACTTTTTCCGTAATAGGGTGGTGTTCCCGTTTTATGATATTTCGGGTCATGTCATCGCCTTTAGTGGAAGAACGGTGGCCTCTGGTGATAAATGCAAGTACGTCAACACAGGTGAGACCCCGCTTTTCAGGAAGGGCGACCACCTTTTCGGTCTTTACCAAGCCAAGAGATCCATCGCCCGGGAGGGCTTCGTCTATCTGGTGGAGGGACAGTTTGACGTGCTCACGCTCCACCGGTATGGAGTGGAGAATGTGATTGGAGGTAGCGGAACTGCCTTTACCGAGCAGCAGGTGAGATTGGTTATCCGCTTCACCCAGTCGGTGGTGATGATATATGATGCCGACGCAGCCGGCATGAAGGCAGCAGTGAAGAACTGCGAGCTACTGCTGAAGGCTGGTGCCACCGTGAAGTGCGTCCGTCTCCCCAAGGGACAAGACCCCGACAGCTATGGCAGGCTCTGTAAGGAGACCACACGTCAGAAGCTCATCGAAGCCACTGAGCCATTTCCGAAGGCGTTGAAGAGAATGCTCGTTCCTCGCGGCTGCCAGGACGAGGAGACGATAGCCGTCGCCCTCAACACCATCTGCGATTTAGTGGCTTGTGTACAGGACGCAGCTTTGCGCCTGGGCTACATCAAGAGCATAGCCCGCGACTTCGACATCAAGATGGATATTGTGGAGAGCAAGGTGCGGGACGTTCGCCGCAACGTAAAAGATATAAAGACTGAGAATCTTCAGCAGGGCTTTTGCGGCATAGACATGCTTAAGGAAAATCTCAAGGACAACGAGCCAGCCACCATCACTTCTTCTCTCGAAGACTTCATCGAGAAGTATGGCGACACCCCCATTGTCTATGTATCCGGGCAACCCACCGCCACCGACATCCAGAACCTACGTGGTATCTGCTGCTATTTCGTGACTACAGACGAGGGATGCGGCATCGACTCCACCACGGGCAAGGATAGCAATTATCTCTCTACTTTGGTGGAAATGTATTGTTCCGGAATCAGTCAAATCAATGTGCTATGCGGCGACAAGGCTGAATCTTTCGTAGATTTCTACATTCGCATTCATGGAGAATTCTTGCAGGGGTATATGGGCGATAAGGTTCCCATTATCTCTAAATGCGTCGAATTGACGAGCTTTGCAGACAATGCCGCCATCGTCATCAACAGGAATAAATATTGCAGCAAGTTAGGCATCTCAAAAGGTCAGTTTGACGAGGTTCGAAAGCCATTCATCCAGAGGCGTAAGGAGGCAATGAAGGTAAACGCCCGGGGAGACGATCTTTATGTCGAGGATTTCGATGGGGAAGGTGTGCCAAGCTATGCTCGTGAGGGGGAATACGCGTTAATGCTCAAACAATATCAGTTTTATCCAAGACTCAACAAGCAAGGTGTGCCTGTGTGTTATATGTTTCAGAACAAAGACGGTCGAGGCTTTTCACCTGTAGGTACCTTCTTCATGGAGCCTCTGCTTCACATTTTTAGCGATGACTATTCCCAAAACAAGCGAATCATAAAGGTAAACCGTCGCTTCCAGGCGAAGCCGCTTTACATCGAGGTACTTTCTTCCGATTTGTGCAAACTTAGCGTCATTGATGCCGTGTTATCCAACTATGGAGACGCTATCTTTGAGGATGGCAAGGATTGGCAATGGCAGAAGGTCAGAGGATATATGAGTAGCCGATTCGTGGAATGCCATGAGATACAGACCTATGGCAACCAGCAGTCTAACGGAATGAGCAGAAAAAATGACGAACAGTTCTTTGCTTTTGCCAATGGCATAGCCCATCAGGACGGAAACGGCGATTTTGTCTTCGAAAAGGTCAATGAGTTAGGTGTTGTTTCCCATAACCAGGAAAATTATTATCTTCCCGCGTTTTCTATTATCTACGGAGGCAGTGGCAAGCAGTCGGACAAGTACGAACTAGTTTCCCAGCTTATGTACGAAGACATACCCGCCGACAAACAAGTAAGTTTTGAGCAATGGGCTTCCCTCATGGATAAAGTTTATAAGATAAACGACAATGGAAAGTGGGCGGTAGTTTTTGCCCTCATGTGCGCCTTCAGAAGTAACATCCACTGCCTCGACAGACTCTTTACCGCTCCATTTTTCATGGGACCGATGTCTTCGGGAAAGACTCAGATTGCCATATCCATCCGTTCGCTCTTCATCAACCCTGCCGTTCCGATATTCAATCTCAATACGGGTACGGACGCGGCGATGAGCACCATCATGGGCACTTTTCGTGACGTTCCGGTGGTTCTTGATGAGTACAATAATAAGGATATATCCGACACCAAGTTTCAAGCCCTGAAGGGTATCGTTTACGATGTCGATGGTAAACAAAAGCGTCGCGGTACCTCCGGAAGAGACATCGAAAACGACAAGGTTTTTGCCCCCGTCGTGATTTGCGGCCAAGAGCCCCCTCAGCGAGATGACAATGCCCTGATGAGCCGTGTCATCATTTGCGAGGTGCCAAAGCCCAAGAACCGAACACAGGAAGAAACCAAACTGTTTGAGGAACTAAAGAATATCGAGAAGAATATCGGGCTATCGAATGTACTGCTGAAGGTTTTGTCGCTTCGCCCGATAGTGATGGATCACTTCCGGGCATTGGAGCGAGAGGCTTATGGGGAATTACGAGAAAAATTCGTAAACTCCGGCGAAACCGATCGACTGATGAAGACGGTTTCTCTCTTTTTAGGAATGGTGAAGCTAGTCAACCAGTATTCCGACCTGAAGCTTCCGTTTTCCTATGATTATTTCTTTAATATGGCAGTTGACAAGATAAACTTTCAGTTGTCGCTCATCAGAAGCACGGACAAGTTGGCCATGTTCTTCTATGCTGTCAACACGATGATAGACACCAAGAACATAGTTATGGGGCGTGATATTTCCATCGAGCAGCCAAAGAATATCACTTACAAGAATTCGCAAGGCGACAAGTGTAATTATTCGAATGCATCGAGAGGGCACGTGGTGTTCTTGCGACTGGGGAACGTTTTTTCGATTTATAGCAAAAATGGATATAACGAAGAAAATTCGTCGTTATCCACCATCGAACAAAACTTACGCTCCCATCCGTCATATATTGGACTGTCTTCCTCTCACAGATTTTCATGGGAGGAGACGGTGGAAGAGGCGAGTACAAAAGACCAAGAGACAATGGTGCGTGTACGCAAGGCCAGGATCACAATAACCAGTGCCATAGTGATGGACTACGACAGACTGATGGAAGACTACGGCATAGACTTCCGCCGCGACGAGAGTCTAGCGGAAGAAAGCCAACAGAGCGGCGATGTTCAACAAGATACCACCGAATATGTGCCAGGCAGCATTCCTTTCAGCGAGACGGACGCTGGAGGAAAGGCTGACGTCCCCCTATAGAAGCAAAGCAGCATGTCAGATTGAGTTGAAAACTACATATTTTTACCCACGCAAACCCGAGAGGGCAAGCGTGGGTATTTTTTTACATAAAGACGAGGCCAAGACGCAAAAAATCCCCCGTACCCCCTAACTTTATATAGAATAAGCCTAAAAAGGAAGTTTTGAAAATATTTTTTTCAAAATATGCCGTCCTACCGTCCTACAGACCTACATCTTATCTATATATATTATTCTTATTATTATATATATTATTAATTATTAGTAGGTTAGACGATTTTTGCGTATTTGTAGGATGTGTAGGCCTTACCTCTGTTTTGTAGGACGCTGTAGGAATTAAGCATTTTTTACAAATAACGCATCGTTTACGAAAACGGCCTGTACAAACGGTTCGATTAGGCCTTGTAGGAATGGAAAATCCTACGAAATAGGCGTTTTTAGGACGAAAATATTTGCTTGAAAATTTGCATAAGTGGCTGATTTTTAGTATATTTGCAGTTGATAAGCTGCATTTGTAGCATTGTATGATGTTTGAACACAAAAATAAGCAACTAGAACATGGAAAAAGAAAAACGAACCTCGAAACGAACAACCGCCATCAAAATTGAACCCTATCTGGCAGAGTATCTTGCGAAAAAGTTCAAAATTGACGAAAAAACGGGTGGAGTAAAAATCCCTTACACCACAGACCTCTATTTTGTGGTGTGGAACCTTATGGCCAAGCCTGATGGAGCAGCAGGTGGCGATATCATTGGCCAAAGTGGAATAGCAGATGCGGACCCTCTTGGCCAAGAGGGTGCCAATCTCAAGATACACTTGCCCGCTCGACGGTCTTTCATCGACGGATGCCCGGGCAAGGATCCCGCTTACTTCAATCATCTCTCCTCGGCTGCCGCCAAGCAGATAGAGAAGTCCATCCGCCTGATGTTCGACTTCGAGTTTCATCGCTTGATGATGGAGAACGAGGAGATGGGAAGACCCAAGAAGAATCTGGAAGTGGTCTCAGAATTTATCCATCGCTATGGTCTCAAATCCATCACTGAAGACGCACTCCTCAAGAACTTTTACCGCTATAAACAGCGGCTTTTCCCCAAGAAAACCCGAAAATACCAAAAAAATAGGGGTATTTAATTATTTTTAATACATACCGTGCGGGCTGTTTTGTCACTCAAATGTGGTATTATATAGCCCAAACATACTATATATTCACATTTTAAACAGAATGTTATGATAGAATTTAGCAATCAGATTGGTATCACCCTATTAGGTGGTGCCTCAGGAACCTTCTGGCTCACCGCCGATTCCTTCACCTTCGAACCATCGCCCACAGAGGAAAACGGTGGCGTTTACTGGGATTGTGGCAAGACATTTGTCGTAGATTTGCCAGACCAAGAAGCCTTTCGTGCACTCAAAACGCCTAGAAGCGCCATTATTACCCTGTCGAGCCTGACCCGAACGGGTGGCAAAGGCGACTCAAACGAGCATCTGATAGGGACGGAGGGCATCCCTGCCAGGGTGCAGCTCTATCGCCACCTCAACAAGGCAACCCTCGTGGTGAAGTGCAAGATGCTCGTCAATCCGCTGGGCTAGGTCTTTTATATACCTATTATATATATGTACCTTTGTAGAAAACTTCAAGCAATGATTTCTACAGCAAACGAAATACAGACATTACTTCTCTCTACTTTGCCTCTTTGGATCACCGAAGATGCCTACCGCAGACTGATGGTGGCAGCGTTCCCGCTGAACGGTGCCACCATCAGTCTGCCCCAGCAGAAGCAGGCTGAGCAAGCGATGACCTACGCTGAGGTAAGGGAATATCTCGAGACGCACACTTGGTACCAATACGAGACCCACAAGGCTCTCCAGGTTCTTGCCGTCAAGGTAGCACAGAAAGAAGAGACCCAGGATGTGCAGCTCACGGATGAGTTCGATTCGCCTTCCCTCAACGATGGTACCATCGCGTATCATCGCATCTTTGGCGTGGTTACCGCCGAGAGCTTCTGGTATTTCTCTTCCAAGCAGCTGGAGCAGGATATTCTCGCAGCCGAGAACAATCCCCAGATTTCAGCCCATCTCCTGCACATCAATTCGCCTGGAGGCGAAGCTTGGTACATGGATCGCCTGAGCGAGACTCTGCGCAACGCTAAGAAGCCTATCCTCTCCATCTATGAGGAATATTGCGCTTCCGCCGCCTATTACATCGGTTGCCATGGGCAAAAGCTATATGCCACCACCGCCCACGACTTCGTGGGATGCATCGGTACCATGTGCTCCTTCTGGAACTTTGAGCCATACTTCGAGAAGCTGGGCATCAAAAAAATCACGGCGAAGGCTACCAACTCCACCCGGAAAAACAAGATCTTTGAGGACTTGGCGGACGGTAAGTCCGAGGAGTACGTCAAGAATGTGCTCGATCCGATGAACGACCAGTTTATCTCCGAGGTGAGGGCGATGCGCCCCAAGCTTGCCGAGCTGGACGATGAAGCTGCCGTGCTCCAGGGCGAGAGCTACTACACCGACCCAGCCGAACAGGTGGGACTCATCGACGGAAAGCGCACCCTGATGGAGGCGATAGCCGAAGTGTCACAGTTGGGCGAGGCTTACGCTGGCACACAAAAGCTCTATGGTCTTGGCTAGCCTGGCCTAGACTCTTAGTGGAGAGTTTGCCGGCGCAAGACCTTTCGGCATTGCCGGCAAAAGGAAAGCATTTATCTTACTAGTTGTTTATAATTTATTGTTTTTATTATTTAAGTTAATTGGTTAATTTATGAATTTTAAAGCAAGACTTAACAAGATTCTCGAAAAGCTGGGCTTCACCAGCAAGTTCGAGAACAAGAGCCTTACCTCCGAGGAGTACAAGGCTCTTTGCGAGGCTTATCAGAAGGAGTACCAGAGTACTCTGGTCGATGACATCGCAGCCGAGAACAGCGCAGCCGAGCAGGCTGAGCATCAGAAGCAGCTCAATTCTCTCTACGCCATCGTCAGCAAGGCTGGCAAGCAGAGTGCCGACGATGACGACAAGAACAAGGACGGCAATGGTGACGGCGACAACAAGGATGGCGACGGCAACGGCGATGATGACGACAAGAAGAACGAGAACCGCCAGCAAAACGTCTCTTTCGAGCAGCTCGCCACCGCTGTCACCAAGCTCTCGGAAAGTGTGAACACCATGGCTAAGGAAACCGCACCCGATAAGCCTCAGGAGCAGGTTACCGCCACAGCGATGCCTATCAATGGCTTCCGCACCAACGCCAACTATCTCTTTGGCATCGAGAGCGAAATGTTCAGTATGAAGAAGCGTTGGAACCAGATTACTGCCAATCCTCGCTTAGCGTCAGTATCAGATCCGGATGAAGAGAACGATGCTAATGCTTTTCGTAACGAGACAGCAAGTTATGCTCGCTCATTACAGAAACGATACTGTTATCTTCAGGTGCGCAATCATCTGTCAGACCGCAAGGCTCTCGCTTCCGGTCAGTTCGCCACCGATTACGAGGGTGTCGATAATGCCGGACTCGGCAACCAGTTCGTTATTCTTCGCCAAGATGCACTTATTGCCCGCATCTTGGAGCTTCGCGACCTCACGCAGTTCTTCCCTGTGCGTTATGGCGTGCAAGACCGCGATATCCTCTTTAACGCCTTCTTCCAGGAGGTCTCTCAGGGTTATCAAACTGGAGGTATTTACAAGGGCGGAATGAAGCTCGAAAACGAGATGGGTTACGTAGATGATGCCATGCTCAAGGTGCAGTTTGGTCCAATGAAAGAGATTGAGCGCAAGTATATTGCTTACCTCAACCGTGAAGGGTCAGACCCTATCAAGTGGACGATGATAGAGTTCTGTCTCTTTAATCTGCTGCGTAAAGCCCAGGAGGAACAGAATATCCGCCGCATCAGAGGCGTATTCGTGAAGCCAGAGACGGGAATCCCTTCTAGCTACCTTAATGCAGGTACTGGCATCTGGTACACCTTGCTTCGATACATTCACGACTACAGCATCAAGCCTTTCGAGGAGAAGAGCTACCGTAGCTACACATCCGCCACGATGCTCGATTGCGTGAAGGAGTTTATCTCAGATGTGAAGACTCATCTCGTAGAAGGTATGAAGTTGGATAAGCACGTACTTTATCTGAACGAGAATCACATGGACTGGTGGCTCGCCAACTGCCGCTCTACCTACGGACACGACCTCGACTTCACTGGTCCTGACAGCTACAAAAACCACGTTCCAGACTCTAACATTCAGATTAAGTGGCTCCCATACGAGGGTCAGTCTTGCTGGATGTTCCTCGACATTCCTGGCAACCTCCAGTTCGTGGAGTACCTCCCAGGCGAGATGCTCGCCGTGAAGATGGAGGAGCAGATGGAGATGGTTCGTGCCTGGAGCACCTGGAAGGAAGGAACGGGCGCAGCCTTCACCGGTCGCAAGTTCGACACCAAGGAGGCGATGGATGCCAACGACTACGAGTTCCAGCAGATCTTCACCAATCTCCCTGTCATCCCTATCGCGGATAAGATTGACGCCAAGAAGGGATTCTGGCATCTTACCGACGCCAGCACCACCGCCACCGCTCTCACCGACATCGACGGTGCCAAGGAAGGCGTGGCTTACTGCATCGAGATTGGCCCAGAAGACACCAAACACGGTATCTCCATCGCCAAGAGCGACAAGTTCGCCAATATCACAGCCGCATGGACTCCTACCCAGGTAGGCGATTACATCATGGTAATCCTTGGCGACGGCGGCAAGTTCCGCGAGCTGGAGCGCCGAGTGGGTGGCAAGCGCAGCATCAATAAGAACGTACAGCCTAATGTGCCGGGCGGACGCTGATTCTAATATAGTGTTTTTTTTAAGTTGTTTAATTACGTTGAAACGAGTAGGGGCGTGCAACCCTGTGCGCCCCTACATTTTCAGAAAAATCAGTAAAGTTATGACAAAGAACCATATTCCTGTGCGCCATCGTGCGTACAATCCCAATAAGGGCTTCGACTACGCCCAGCACAAAGGGCGAGTACTTTTCATGGCGATAATGCTTCTCGTGGGCATCGTGTCGCTCATCCAGGGGTTTCTGGAGCCAACCTCAGCCTCCGGTTTCCTGGGCGCAGGAGTCTCCACCGCCGCTTTCGTGACATTGACCCATATCGACGATGTGACCGACCGAGACACCCATGGCTCCGCCATCGCCTACCAGGTGGTGTTGGTGCCTACCAAGCTCATCGACGGAACCAAGGCCTTTCCGCAGCCAGACAAAGACCGCAAGGTGACGGCACTCCCATTCCTGTCCAGCGTAAAGGACTTGACCGCCTATCTCTTCGAGGCGCACGACATTCCAACCTTCACCGCCACTACAGAGAAAGGCGACATCACCACCTCGGGTGAGAATAACATGGTTATCATCATGGGCGGTACCCGCACCGATCTCTACAACTTCATCGAGCAGTATTCGGGTGGTAAATTCATCATCCTCTTTAAGCACGTGAAGGATACCCAGTGGTACATCGTGGGCGAGCCTGAGCGACCTATGATTCTCAGCAACACCGAGACCAAGGACGACAAGGATGGCCGCTACACCACCTTCACCTTTAAGCGCACTTCAGTGGATTTGCCTTGTCTCTATGCAGAGGATCCTCTGGGCATCACGGCCATCCCTACAAGCTCTAATGCTGACACGTCATCACAGAAGACTGTCAGCAAATAAGGATAGTTAATGCTCTTCTCGTTTTTTCATTCTTATATATAAAATTTCTTTTTTAGTTATTTGTTTTTAGGTTAAATCAAGGGGTGTGTCGCCATCAACAGGGTGGCACGCCCTTATTCATTCATCAAGTAAGCTATGTACAACAGAATAGAGAAACTCCGTCAGTTTGGCCTCCTGAAGGGAAAAAGCCACGCTGAGTCAGACCTGGAGCTGCTTCGCCAGGAATATCCCACATGTCCCAAGCTCAAGCGATATGCACGAGACCCGAAGCGTTATGCCGATGCTATCCTCTACGACCTCCTCGATGTTTGCGAGGCAGACGTAATCGCAGACTATCGTGAATATATGGAGGGAGAAGAAGAGACTTCAAGTAAAACTTTAACCGATGAAAACGTGGATAAAGTTAATGGCTCTATAAATAAGGAAGTTGTGGAAGATGGTTCAAGTGAAGAAACAAAGAATGAGCCAGCTGAGCAGCTAAAGGCAGACTCCGGCGATGACACTGGAGACGAAAAGGCTTTAGAGTCTGATTCGCCAGCTGAAGCTCAGCCCGAAGAAGCCCCTTCAGCAGAAGAATTCTCTCCAGCAGAAGAATTCTCTCCAGCAGAAGAATCCTCTCCAACTGAAGCTCAGCCCGAAGAAGCCCCTCCAGCAGAAGAATCCTCTCCAGCAGAAGCTCAGCCCGAAGAAGCCCCTCCAGCCGAAGAAGCAAAAAAAAAGTAGTCCAGAAAGAAGAGGAATATCCCAACATCGACTGGGGCAACCTCTTTAATGAGGACGTGCAGATGGCAACCGTGCTCTACAACGACCGCATCAACACATGGCGCAAGATGAAGGAGATAGACGTAAGGCTTGATGATAAGCCAAAGGCGAACGACGTGGCGGCGATGGCAGAACTCCGTATCCGCAACCTCCAAGCCTTCGAAGAGCTAAAAGCCTACAACGACACAGGCAGGTTCCTCTACAAGCACCCTTTGCTGAAGGACAAATCGGAGTTCAATGAACTCGTGAAGCTATTCAAGCGAGACCCTGTGGAGTTCCTGCACAAGCACAAGAATGTGCTCGACAACATCAAGCGCTATAAGAGTTATCTAAAACGAGACGATCGCAAGGACAAGCGTCAGAGCGACCGCGAGAACCTCCATCGCCATCAGGAACGTGAACGCATGTTCAAGATGGTGATGGAACAATACAGCGATAAGGCCAATGGACAAGGATAAGACAGATTTCAAGAAGAACTTCAAGGAAGCCGCCGAGACCGCCGTGGCGGTGCTGAAGAACGGTGGCGTACTGGAGCAAGCCCAGCTGAAGGCTGACGAGCAAGTAGCTCAGCAAGCATCCGAAGGCGACCTCGATGCCATTAAATTGCTCAGTGAGCGCATGCAAGAACGTGAGGAATTAAAGCTAAGAAAGGAGTTGTTTGGCGTATGAAAAGTGATATTCAGAAGCTAGAGAGCGTCCACCCCGACCTCATCACTACCTTCCTCACCACGGGCGACGGCGAGGGCATCCCGGAGGATGTGCAGATATTCCTGAAGCAGCTACAGTGGGCTGCCGAAATCTACGAATACGAGCGCAACATCACCCGGGGTGCCCGCCAGCTCAAGCAGCGCATAGCAGCACAACAGCGCATCCGTCTGGACGTGCGCACTTGCATGACTCGCATCAACCAAGCCATCTCTTACTTCAATGTGGATTGCAACGTGAGCATCAAGGTCTGGGAGAATGACTTCGCCAACAAGTATGAAGACTTAGCCAAGCTTTGCTCTGCCAAGCGAGACTACAAGATGCAGAAGGCTTGCATGGATCAAGCCCTGGAGTGTCGCCGCCGTGCCTCAGAGCAAGCGGAAGCTGACAGAGACCTGGGCGTGGTGTTCCTCATTTCGCCAGAGGTGACAGCCGAAGAGCTAGGTTTTCGGAAAAAGAACCTCAAGGAGATTGCCGCCAAGCACAATCGTGGCTTCTATGTGTCGCTCATCGACGGACTTCCTATCGAGAGCAGCGAGAAGAAACGTTTGTTGCGTGATGCTGACATTCAGGAGGCGGAAATCGTGGAGGATATGACGAATGCCGATGACTCGTTAGCCCATGGCGAAGATGGTACCGTGGGCGATGGAGACGATATGAACGATTTAAATGATTTGACCGATGAGTAACTTGATTCTGGACAATGCCGCCTTGGGCGACTTCGAGTATTACTATATGAACTCCATGCAGCTGCTTGCCAATGTCATCGACCCCAATATGCTCTACATCGAGGGCGCACGTGCCGTAGGCAAGACAGAAGGCGTCACAGGTCCCCGGCTCATCCGTGTGGTGAACGATATGCCCGGGGAACTCTCCTTCCTCGTGCATAAGAGCTACGTGGCGCTGATGACCAACGTCTGGCCAAACATCCAGGCTTACTTTTCCCGTCAGGTGGTGGTCAATGGTCAGCAGCGCTGTCTTCTTGAGTATGGCGTGGATTACGTGGTGGGAGAGAGCAAGCTGCCTTCCCATTTCCGCAAGCCTCGCTATCCCATCTCTTATGCCAAGCATAGCGTGGTATTCCGCAATGGTGCTCACCTTCAGCTAGTGTCGAGCGATCAACCCGAGAGCGTGGCGGGACGAAACGCCGTGCATGCCTTCGTGGAGGAGATGAAGCATAACAGTGGCGAGAAGCTGAAGACCCGACTCTTTCCATCTCTACGTGGAGGTCCAGCCGAAGTGCGCCGTTCTGCTTACTATGAGGGAGTTACGGGTGTGAGCGATACCGCACGTGTGGATTTGGGCGAAGACGATTGGTTCGAGGAATACGAGAAGAAGGTGAACCCTCAGCTCATCGAGGAGATAGCCACCGTGTCACTGGAAATCAACCGTAGCCTCTATCGTCTCTTTGTGCTCCGTCAGCAGGAGCGAGACTCCAAGGACCCTGTGCTCTTGGAGAAGATGCGCCTGGAGACCGTGAAGCTCAATGCCTTTGTAGAGCGATGGAAGCCCCGGTTGGCGGATATGCGCCGCAATGCCATTTATTATCTCCGTGCTTCTTCCTTCTGCAACAAGGACATCCTGGGACCTAAGTTCTTCAAGACCCAGCTCGATACCCTCGACGTGGACGAGTTCCTCACTGCCATCTGTGCCATCCGACACAAGGAGGTAACCAATAAGTTTTTCATCAACTACGACCACGTAAAGCATCAATACAAAGACAGTTATAAGTATGATTCCATCCTGCGCCACAACCTCCAGGAGCGGTTTATCCTCACGGCTGAGTATCTCAAGCACTATGATGCCCACGAACCGCTCTACATGGGCTATGATCCCGGTAATTTTCAGTCTCTCATCGTCGCCCAGAAGAAAGACTATGGCAAGCGCCTCGACATCATCAAGGAGTTCTTTGCCTATATCCCTAGGGATTACAACGACCTTGCCACCGACGTGTATCAGTTCTTTGGGGCTGCTGCCGCCAACAAGGCCATCTATCTCTACCCCGACCGCGCCGGCAACAAGCGCCGTGAGGAGAGGGAACAGATAACCACCGACTCGCTCAACCTGAAGGCAGCCCTGGAGTCGTATGGCTTTACAGTGTTCCTCTTCAACGAGGATGCGCCTACCATCTACCACTGGCAGCAGTTCAAGCTCTGCCAGATGCTCTTTGGCGAGCGAAGCCCGCTGCTGCCTATCGTGCGCATCGACGAGAACGAGTGCAAGAACCTTTGCAGTGCCATCATGATTTCGCCATTGAAGAAGACCGATGGAAAGATTGAGCTGGACAAGAGCAGCGAGAAGAAACAGCAGCTCAAGAACCAGGCGGGTCTCACCACGCAGCTCCCTTCGGCGATGATCTATCTGCTCTATGGCCTCTACAGCGACGTGGTGAAGGCAGAATTGAGTACATATCCTACCGATTTGCCCGACAATTTCGAGGTGTAATCCGACCATATCGGGGTGAAAATGGTGAATAATCCTGAGGAAAACCCAGAATAAATAACCTCTTGGGATAGAATAATTTCGCCCCGAAAGGCAATAATCGCCTAAAAATGAAGGGGTAGAAATGCCAAGTGGCTGAAAATCAGCCCAAGTAACTCCCGAAAGAGGAAAAGCCGCAAAATCATACCGCCGAAATGTACACGCACCGCTGGGAAGGCGAAGTGAGGTGCAGCCGCTTCGGAAGCCGGGAAATATGACAGCTTCCCCAGGCAGGGGTAGTCTTTTGGAGTTCGAAATAAAATGGTTATCTTCGCACCAACATGGAAAAGAACGAAAGAAAGAACGACGGCAAGAACCACCGCCAACAAGTGCATGGTTGCACCGTCATGGACGGCATCACCGCCCTGCAATGGGCTAGGGAGATCAGTAAGCTGCCCGATGGGGAGTTCTCCCTGTGCTTCTTCCCTTACTCCCGCCAGCGGGGCGAGGCGGGCGAGAAACTGCTGGTTCGCCACCATTGTAAGTACCGCACTCAGTTGCCGGGCGAACGTTTTGCCGTGGATGGGGAGAACTACTTCCTTTACACCGACGAGCATGGAGAACCCAAGATGTGCTATCGCATTCTCATCCGCTTCATGGGATTCCCTCAAGATGGATTCAAACTTCACAAAATAGATTGGTTATGAATAAAGATTATGAAATAGACATGTATGGCAATGCCGGCATCTACTTGGCCGACGGCAACACCTTCACCTTCCAGCTGGGCGAGGGCGACCTCTTCATGGGCGATGGCGGCGCGAGCCAGCTCTTCCAATCGCCCACATTGGAGTCTCCCTTCGGGTCTAGCCTGTGGATGAGCAACCACCAGTATCTGGGCATACAGGGCTATCAGGTTTTGATGCGTGGCACGAACAATCAGCTCTGCGACGAGGTGACCAAGGAAATCAAGGAAAACCGCCTGCTGCCACGCCTCTACTCCAAGGAGATAAAAATGCTCTATGGCCATGGCTTGGCGGCATATCGCCAGGTGATAGAAGACGGCAAGCTGGTGCGCAAGTTCGAGGAGCAGCCCGAGGTGACCGACTGGCTGGGTTCTTGGGCAGACCGGGGGCTGCAACCCGTGGAAGAGTTCTGCAAGGCCTGCATCAAGAAGTATTATTACTTCGGCGACTTCTTCGTGAAGTGGCGCTTTACACGTGGCAAGAGCATCGGGGTGGGAATGCCGGTGGCAGGACTCGAAGCCCTCGACAATCGCTACTGCCGCCTAGCCACCACCCGCCAGGATGTGGCATCCGAGCTGGTGGAGTATGGCGATTTCCGCCAAGTGGTGATGGGTAGATTTTCCTATGGGTTATCCAGTTACGCCGTTTATCCGAAGTTTTCATTGAGGGAGGTGGATGCCTATCGCTTCGCCGCCATCAGCCACCACAGGGAGAAATCGGTGGATGAGTTCTATGGTGCCAACGAGACCCACCAGGGTGCTCGCCCTTATATCCAGGGAAGCAACAAGACCGCCCGATATATCAATAGTTTTCTGAAAAACTCGCTCGCCGCCAAGGTTCACGTCATCATTCCGAACGCTTGGATTCAGAGTAAGCGCACCCAGATAACCAAGCTTTGCGAGGAGAACAAGCGACGCAAGGCGAAGAACCTGGACTTGCTCCGATACAACGGTCTGGACATCGGCACCGAGTTCAAGGAGTCGGTGATGGTGCTCTACGTGAGAGACGAGGTGCGCAAATTCTCCAGCTATCTCTCTGGCTCGGAGAACCAGGGCAAGGGCTTCACTTCTATCTCCTTCATGGATGCCCAGGGTCACGAGCAGTCGTGGAAGGTGGAGACCATCGACTTGAAATATAAGGAATACATCGAGGCGCTTATCTCCTACGACAAGCGCACCGAGCAAGCCCTCCTTTCTTCCGTGGGCTTGGACGCTGCCATATCCGCCGTGGATAAGGATGGTGTCATCTCCAAGAGTGGCAGCGATACCTATTATAATTATCTCATCTACATCATGTCGCTCACCTCTGAGGATGAGGTTTGCGCCGAGCCCCTCAACTGGGCTTTGCGCCTGAACTTCCCCGACCTCTACAAGCAGGGCTACCGCCTGGGCTTTTACCGCGAGGTGCCACAGCGACAAGAAGACGTTTCACCTGATGATAGACTAAACAGACAGCAGTCATGACAAAGAAATTTCAACTCAAAGACTTGTTCGACTCCTACGCACAGTTCTGCAAAGCCGTGCCGGGAGCTGACACCAGTGCCGACCTCGACAGCCTCCAGGGGGCTGCCGTGACGGCACGCAAGCGCATTGTCTCCATGGTGGGCAATGCCGTGTTCAACGACATCGTGGGCTTGGGAGAATACGCTGACTTCCTCAAGGATATGCTTCGCAGCGCCGTCGCCAACCTCACCTTGGCCAACCAGCTCATCTTCGATGCCGTCAATCGCCGCAAGGGTGGGGTGGATCTCTACAAGTACGAGATGGAAGGCATGCGCCGTTCCTATATGGAGAACTTCTACAATGCGATGGACTCGCTCATTTCCGAGCTGGCAGCCGAACCTTACGTCATGTCTTCCTCCCCGGAGCTAAGACCTGTTCTGGAAGACTGGAGAAAGACCAACTACTGCAAGCTCTTGGCGAAATGCAAGGTGGATAGTGCCGATGAATTCGACGAGATTTACCCCATCGACCTCTCCTATCTCTTCTTTTTCCGCTGTGTGCCGCTCCAGAAAGAGGTGCTCGACGAGGGTATGTCCGGATACTTCAGTCGGCTGGAAGAGGGAGGCGAGGACCCTACGTTCCTGGAGACCGCCGAGAAGGTGCTGCCACTCCTGAAGCGCGCCTTGGTCAAGAAGACCGTGGCGAAAGCCCTGCGCCGCTTCGACATCTTGGAGTTCCCCGCCACCATCCGCAACCTCTTCGAGGACAACAACACCTCACGCCAAGGCAGCGAAGAGGCGAGTCGCGCCCTCAACCTGGCCACCCAATTGGAGGGCGAGGTGGAAGACCTGCTCCACAATGTGGATATGCTGCTCGACGCACAGCAGGGCAGCGACTACCTCTCTTATTCCGCCGACAATCGCCCCGACGACAGTATGTACTTAATGCCATAAAGCTTATGAATGAAGAAAAATTTATCATCATCCGCGCCAACGGCAAGGAGGCGCGGGTGCCGAACGCTTGGGAAGTACTCACTTCTGAGCAGTACTTGTATCTCGTGGAGCTGCTTTTGCAGTTGCAAGATGGGCATTCGGAGCCAGGTTCCGTAAGGGTCCGTTTCTTGTGCCACTGCATGAAGTGGGATTTGCGAAAGGCGCTCAACAAGGGCGTGGCTACGGAAAACCTCTTTTCGCTAGCCTCGCAGATTACCTTCATCTTCAGGAAGATCCCCGAGGGCATGGGACCGGAGCTAAACCTGTGTTTCTGCCATCAACTCCTGCCCGTGGTCTTCGTCGATGAGGGGCATTCCTGCTTCGGCTACGACGTGAGCGTCAAGTTCCAGACGCTCACCTGTTCGCTCACCGCCCTCCAGTTCCTGGAGGCTCGCCAGCTGCTCGCAATGGGTGAGGAGAGCTTGCCTATGCTTGCCGCCGTGCTTTATTGCCCAGACGACTACTCCTCGGAGAAAGCCCAGAAGTTGGCGGAAGAATTCAAGAAGCTCCCTCGAGAGACGCTTTATGCGATAGCCCTTAACTTCGAGGCACTCAACAACTTCATCTTCACCCAGACGGAATTCTCCCTGCTCACCAAGTTCAAGGAGAAGAAGGGCGGAACCATCACCACCGATGCCACCGACGCACTCTACGACCTATCGAAGGACGGACTGGGCAACGTGCATCAGGTGGAGCGCATGAACGTGCTCACCTATCTGCGCATTCTTCGCAAGAAGACCATCGAGGGCGTGAAGGCGCTCAAGGCCTCGGGCATGGACATCGTGAAAATATCCTCCGAGGTGGGACTGCCCATCCAAACAGTGAGAGAAATCCTGTAAACGAATTCGCAAATGGGTATTACTGCCCATTTGCGACAAAATTATAAAGCTTATGATACTCGATTTATTTACATATTTCGCCAAGTTTCCAGCCGAGACGGGCATCACCAGGGGCATCGCCACCAAGGGCGAGAGCAGCATGGACGGTTACGCACAGACGCTGGAGGCATTGAGGAACCTGCCCGAAAAGGGATTGGTTCCGGAGATAGAAAACTATGTGTATGGCCAGTCGTTCGACGAGCTGAAGCAGCGCATCGACAAGCTCACCGGCTCTTTCCTCTTCGTGGATTACGGCGAGGTGGATATTCAGGCAGACGGTCACCGAAGCTTCGAATGCACCCAGCGCATCGCCGTGACCGTGGCGATGAAGCTGCCAGCCACCTCTGACATGATGGAGCGCATACTTACCAACGACAGCACGCTCCAGATGATAGCCAAGATTCATGGTTATCTCCTGGCAGACGTGGAGGGTGGCGAACTCTACTGGATGGAGCGAGACAGCGTGACAGATTGCGAGATTGTGCCCTTTGCCTCCGCCGAGCTTCACAGCTACGGGTGGACGCTGATGCTCAGTGCTCGCGGTTCCGACATCATCGACGCTCACTCCATGGCACGCAAAATCAGGGGCAAATGCTAGTCCTTTGCTCCATGGGAATATTTTCGTACCTTTGCAAACGTAAAACATAAGGCCAAGTGTTATGAAACAATATAAATTCAAGAGCATACCAATGATTGCAATCACTTCGCTCCCCCTCACGGCAATGGCCGAGGGAGTACAGTATGTCTATCAAGACTGGGAGTTTGCCAAGTGGATAGCCGTGGCGGTCGTCATCGACACCATCTTGGGTGTGTGGAAACACCTCATTCACAAGGATGCCAGCAGCGAGTCGTTTTTCTCTCGCTTCACCAAGAAGATAGTGATCTACGTGCTGCTGATGATCCTGAGCAACTTTGCCAGCCATGCTACCGTGGGTGGCGACGTGGTGGGACCGATGCAGTGGATAGGCACCTACATCTGTGTCTTCATGATGGTGAGGGAGATATTCTCCATCGTGGAGAACGTGCAGGCGATTTATCCGATATTCCCCACGAGCTTCGTGAAGCGCCTCAAGGACTTCAACGACCGTGGCGAGTATGTCAGCGGCAGACCCATCACATTTTCAGAAAAAGACGGTCCCGACGATGGGGAGGGACGGTCGTAAAAAACAGGCTATTCGAGCGAGAGTAGTGTTTGCTTACGACAAACGTCTTTGACTTATTGACACAAAAAAAATAAAGGTCAGAGAATTTGTGTAGGTAAATTTCATATTTGTCTATCTATGGGGCGAGCTTATACCTCGCCCCATAAAAAAAAAGTTAAGATGAGCAGAATGGACTTCGACTACAACGTGAGAGTGCTTGATGCTGAAATTACCATCATGAAGAGCGCTAAATCCTCGCATGGCTTCTGTAACCTGCTGAGGGGCGTCATGTGGACTCACGACATCGAGCACAAGGATGAGCGAGATAGTGTTGTTTACAATATGTGTTATTTTTACGGACCGTATGAGGAATATGTAGGCGGTGTCTATCTGGGGAAAAATTACTTGAATGCCGACAGAAAGTTCATGGCATTTAATAAGACAGATGCCCTTTTGCTACTTTTAAAGAAGAAACGCGATTTGGAACGTAAGAAAAAACGCTAGTCTCGCAGTTATAATATATATAAATAGATTTAAGTATGCCAACCAAGACACAACTGGCCTATGCGCAGCAGGTATATACCGCCGCCAAGGAGGCCAAAACAGAGATAGCCCCGGAGTTCATCACCGCCCAGGCGATGTACGAGACAGGATGGGGTAAGAAGGTGATAGGAAAGTATAATCTCTTCGGCATCACCAAGGGAAGCCAGTGGACGGGCAAGATCGTCATGGTGAAAACCCACGAGTATTTCAACACGCCGAATCAGAAGGCGACGCCGCCAGACCGCATCATCTCCATCTGCAAGGTGAAGAATAAGAAGCAGTGGTACTACACCATGGAGCGAGCCTTCAAGGACTTCGACTCCCTGGCCGACTGTCTGAAGGAGCACGAGCGGCTCTTCCAGAAACCAGGCTATAAGGACGCTTGGCCATACCGCAAGGATGCCCAGGAGTTCGCCAAGCGAATATGCGATGGGGTGGGGTGCAAATACGCCACCGATCCTGCTTACCTTACCACTATCAGTTCTATCATCAAGACGATAGTAAAGAAGTGTAAGTAGGGTAGGAAATGAGAGAAAAAGTAAACAAAGACCCTGGCGAGGGCGCTCATTTTGAGTTATCTTTGACTTATTGAGACAGGCTCAGGTTTATGCTTATTAGTTTATACACTTTAAAAAATGCCTGTAAAGGACAGGCGCGGTGTAAGTCCGCAAACAT